CTTGCATGATTTTAACTTTCGTAGTATTTATATTATTCACCATATTGATCCATGAGTTTAGTCTCAGGTGTTACAAGATCAATAGATGAAGAAAAGTCACGTTGACATACATCACAATAATATATATCAACATGGTTAATTGTAATAAGAAATTCAATATCTTTACTTCCGCATCGGCACCTCATTATTTATTTTCCTGTAGTCTTTTGATTAATGAATCACTCATTATCTCTTGAGTTCCTGATTCATCTTTTAGTACTATAGCTCTGACACTATCAATAGTTGCATCCTTTTCACCATCTTTAGGATATAATGAAATTGTTTTTGACATAGGTATTCGATTCCAATCTTCATACTCTATCTCTAGATCAGTACAATTAGTACCATTATCAAGAGTTGTATGGATTTCTTTTACCTTTGTAACACGATAGATCTGTTCGTAGTTTGACATGATCAGTCCTCTTTATCAATATATTTATGATAGCCATTAAGGAATGAATTGATATCCTCGACATCAAGCTCATTGATATCTTCTATATCTACTATTCCCATGATATATTCAGCTTCTGTTGCAGGAACTTCAGCAATATCTTTAAAATCATATACAGGTTCCCAATACTTATAGAAATCATTACAATCTTTAGGCATATCTTATTCCTCTGTTAGGTTGGGGATGTACCAGCGTATCGTTTAGAACGCTGGTACAAAACCAAGGATTAAAAAATAATTATAAACCATACAAAAAGAGTTGTCAAGAGAAAAGAATACTCAATGAATTGAAACGTCTGGTTCAACATTATCTTTATCTTCCCTTTCAAATTGTTTCTTCATTCGAGGTACAGTATCACTTAATGCTCTCTTGAGAAGATCATTCGTTAGGTCTACACCTAGAATTGATAAAGAGATCATAACTGCTTGATCTATAAGGGTTTTACAAACGATAGTTGCAAGAGTTGGAAGTGCTGCCAGTTTAAATTCAGTTGAATCATCTTCTGAATTTATATAATGTTTATTGAAGAGTTCCTTACAAAGATGATCAAGGGTTTCATCAAGCTCGAACTTAGTAGTAAGAGCAAGCTTAGACATTGCAAGTTTTAATCTACTGTCAGATGTAATTACAGTGTCAGTGAAATTATCTTTCATTTATTCTCTCCTGTTTGGACATACCATCGTATCGTTGGAAACGATGGTATAGGCAAGACATCTTACAAATTCTTGAGTATCATAATTTTGTAAGAAAAATTAAAAAAGGAAGGAAGTTTTTACACTTCCCTCCCTTCGTTTACTTACAGACCTAATTCAGCATCCAAGTCTGCTTCATTGGTAGGACGTTTGGATTCCAGATCTTCCTTGATGTCTTGAGGAAGATATTGAAGAAGGTCTGGACGTTTCTCTTCCAAGCCTTCAATGCCAAACTTCTGACCTACCCTGATGGCTGTTGCAATGGCTGCTTCCTCTTCCCATGCAAGATTTTCTTCAGCAGGGACATACTTCTCAACCCGGAATCCTTTCGGAATATTGTCACGATTACTGACAACGACAACGGTTCCAGACTTGGATTTAAAGTACTGAGGATACCCTTTCGCCCCATCTGCTTTAAACTTGATGTAGGACTGCTCAGTTCTCTTTACAGGATACTGAGATATCTTACAATCTCCTATGGTAGGTAGGAGACTAGGATCAGATTTAGCAACCAACTTAAACCATATTTTCTCAGAGTACATACGTACCTCCATTTGTTTGATTGATGTATAAACCCCATCAATCTAAGGGTAATAACTATATAGGATCAACCAACCCTATCACAGATATGGGTTGGTTTATACTATAAAGTTATCGGATATCTTCCAACTCCTTACTAAATATGGAAGTATATGAATAAGGAAGACCAAGCTTGTAACACACTTCTTCACCATCCTCATATGAATTTAGATTTAGAGATTGAATGAACCATCTTAGAGCAGTTTTATTATCTACTCCAGTTAGTTCAGCAATTGAATCTACTTGCTCATTGAAGATCTCAATTGACCTTTCTTTTCTTTCTCTCTCTTCTTTAAGGACATACTTGAGATCTACAAGTAGCTCATGCCAGAGTCTCTGTTTAACTTCATCCACAGATGAATCCCATATTTCATACCATCGTGAATTAGGACGAAAGCCATGCACATCCTTATAAAGATCTGAGACTTCGGAAGTTGTTCCAAAAGTATATTCCATTTTATCCTCCTAAAGGTAATAACTATATAGGATCAACCAACCCTATCACAGATATGGGTTGGTTTATACTATTGTTAGCTGTAAGATTCAGGATGTGGCACTGGTGGTCCCTTATAATGGGGATTTTTGTACCAAACATCCCTGTCGGAACAAATCCATGCATGTTGTGGTCTGCCCTCACCTTTCTCGTGGGCATCATCCATGTCTGCTTCTGCCTCTGTAACTGGTGTCTGCCAGTAATCTTTCGCCTCCTCTTCAGCAGTCTGACAGAATACGGCTGCTACCTTGTCGTTATGTTTTGAATAATCAGTCATATGATCCTCTCTCTATCATCATGAAGTAAGCTGAATTACTTACTTTTTTCTAAAATTTCACGGAAATTTTTTTAGAAAAAAGTAAGGAATTATGCACACTTCAGGGGATTAGGAGGATGCTATGGTATGCATTACAGAAGCTCAGAGGACGATATTATACGGACATCACGGAAATAAGGTATCTGTTAGCCGGATATTACGGGTAGTTAATGGAGTATTCTACTACCGTGGGGAAAAAAAAGTGTAGGGTATAGTATATATATATATATATGTACTCTCATTTTTTTACAAAAATTTAAGGGTTTATCTTCATTATGTCCCATACTTAAGTAGTACTTAAACCATTGTTATTATTATTTTTATTATTTTTTTTATTTTAGTACTTGTATAATGACTATTTATAGTGTATAATAGTACTATGGATAATTTAGAAAATACCTTATTAGAGTCTTATATAAATCTACAAGGATTACTAGCAGAAAAGATTAATCAACAGTCTAAGTCTGACTTCTTAACCTTTGTTAGAATGATGGCACCTACCTTAGTAAGTGATTGGAGAATGGGTCGTCATATAGAACTCATTTCAAATAAACTAAAAGAACTTGAAGACGGTACTATAAAGAGACTGATGGTCTTCCTTCCTCCTCGTTCTTCCAAGTCAGTTATCTGTTCAAAGTTATTTCCTGCATGGTACATAGGGAGAAATCCTGAACATGAAATCCTGACAGTATCTCATAGTGATCAACTAAGTAGTGATTTTGGTAGGTCTGTTAGGGATATAGTTAATATGGAAGAGTTTCAAAAGATATTTAGGGGTGTCTCCCTCAGAAGTGATGTCAGGGCTGCTGGTAAGTGGAAAACAAACCAAGGCGGTACTTATTATGCTGCTGGTGTCCGATCACAAATTGCAGGACGGGGAGCACATGTAGCTATTCTAGATGATGTGATGTCCGAAGAAGATTCCATATCCGAAGCTGGTAGACGGTATGTCAAGGAATGGTATCCTGCTGGCCTGAGAACCCGTATCATGCCTAACGGGGCTATTGTTATTATCAATACCCGTTACCACTATGATGATCTATGTGGATGGCTCTTGAAGCAGCAGGAGAATATGTCCGAGTACGAAACAATACCTTGGGAGGTTATCAGGATACCTGCATGGCTGGATGAAAAGTCTTCTGAACTTCTGGGACTTCCAGAAGGAACCAGCTATTTCCCTGAATGGAAATCAGATGAAATCCTCAAGATGGACGAGAATGAAATCAAGGCAAGTAACGGAAGCCGATACTGGAATGCCCTGTTTATGCAAGACCCCACACCTGAAGAAGGAGGTCTGATAAAAAAGAAATGGTTACAACATTGGGAATATGAAGATCCTCCTTCTTGTGATTTTATTATACAAACCTATGATACAGCTTTCTCTACCCGGACAACAGCCGATTACAGTGTTATCCAAACATGGGGTATCTTTTCCATGTACAATCAGACTCAGAAAGGGGAAGAAGATTTTGCCCCACACCTTATACTCTTGGGTAATATACGAGGACGATTTGAGTATCCCGAACTGAGAAAGCTGGCACAGAAACTTTATAACCAGAATAAACCTGATGTCTGTATGATAGAAAAGAAAGCCAGTGGACAATCCCTGATACAGGACATGAGAAGGGCTGGTCTGCCTGTACTCGAATATAACCCGGACAGGGATAAGGTAGCAAGGGTCTATGCAGCTTCCCCCATTATAGAGGCAGGTCGGCTATGGATACCTACAAACAAGAAGTGGTCAGAAGAACTCATAGAAGAACTGATCCGATTTCCCAATGCTGCTCATGATGATCAGGTCGATGCTATGACAATGGCAATACACTATATGAAGGAATCATGGCACTTGACCCATCCTGACGATCCTGAATGGGAAGAAGAAATCAGGGAAAAGAAAAAAACATATTGGACATTTTAATTTGGGAAATGAATAAAAGTGTGGTATAATAGTATAGGTGTAATATGACTTTGACAGGGGAATAAAATGGCAGGACTCAAAGATTTAAAGAAAACAATAAATATTAAGGGTATCCCACATAATCTTGCATGGGTAAATTCCAAGGAAGAAGCTGTAATGAAAGCTATGGGCGGTTCTGGTAAAAATCGTAAAGGTTTTCCTTCTTATGAAATTAATGAAGATGCAGGTGCTTATGGAGACATGTCTAAAGATGATATTGCAAGTGAAATGGCGGGAGAAAGTGTTGGAGGAGAAGGGGATTGGACTGATGAAGAACTTGGTCTTTTAGAAGATGATGAATATGATGCTTTTAATGATGCTATGTCTAACTATGGAATTGATAATTCTGAAGCTCGTGCTGCTGCTTTCGATGCTTTTTCAAAAGGGGCAGCATTTGATGGTTATGGTGTAGGAGGAGAAAATGTAGAAGAAGCTGCTCAACAGGCTGCTCAAGAAGCCAGAGATGCAATAGATGCTGCTCAAGCTGCAAAAGATGCTGCTGCATGGAGTAAAGATGAAGATAATTTATTAGATCCAGAAAGTCGTTATCAAACAAAAGGTAAAGATAGAACTGCTCCTTCTATTACAGATTTTTTTAGTGCCAGAACTGAAGGTCATAATGCATGGGAAGATCTTATGGCTAAATCGGCTCCTAGAGGGACAGAAGCTTATATAGAGTGGAATAAAAGACCTGCCCTTCCCGCAGATGAAAAGGGTAATCCAATTGGTCGTCATGTAAAAGGACCAGCAGGATGGGAAGTAGCTTATAAAGATTTAGATGAAGTTAAAAAAGCTTTTGGTTCTGATTATGTAGCTGATTTTAAACCAAAGGGAGGAATTGGAAGTTTACCTACAGGTAGCATAACAAAATCCTATAAAGGTCAACCCGGAATAGTTGATCTAATTGCTGGTGGAACAAGAACAGGTATAGTCAAAGATGTTGCAAAAAGTGTAGCTGCTGTAGTAGGTGCAGACGTTGGTGATTGGCTAAAAAATACTGTTGATGTTGCTACAGGTTTTTTATCTTTACCTTTTAAAGTTGCTGCTGATTTTTGGGATAGAGCCACAGCAGCACAGAAAAAAGAATTTAATGTTCCAAAAGAAAAACAGAAAGAACTAGAAGCTCATAATAAAATGGTAGCTTACAAGCAGGAACAAGATCTAATAAATAGAGGTAAGATAGCTTTTCAACCTCTAGATGAAACACCAATAAAAGGACTAGCAGCAATAGAGGCTACAAGAAATCAACTAGCTTCAGATACTAGAGAAGCAGTAGATGAAGCTAGAGCAGCAAGAGATAGAAGAGATGCTAATTTAGCTGCTACAAGAGATCAACTAGAGTCAGATACTAGAGAAAAGGTAGATGAAGCTAGAGTAGATAGAGATAGAAGAGATGCTAATTTAGCTGCTACAAGAGATCAACTAGAGTCAGATACTAGAGAAAAGGTAGATGAAGCTAGAGTAGATAGAGATAGAAGAGATGCTAATTTAGCTAAAACAGTAGCACAAAATTGGCAAGATTATCAAGCAAAAGTTGCTGCATCTAAAGCTAGACACGAGAAAGCTACCAGAGAACAGAGAGAAGAAGATACTTTAAAAGCAGTAGATAAAGCTAGAGCAGCAAGAAATGAAAGACAACAAAAAGCTTATGGAGCTACTGCTTCATTGACAGGTATGGAAGGTGGGGCAGCAGGTCTATATGATGCTTTTCCTGAAGCAAGAAAATCTTTAGATTTATTAACAGGTTCACGATATGATACAGGAGAAAAACATGATGTATATACTAAACCTACCACAGGTTTAGAAGAAGGTTTACAACAGCTAAGAAATCAGATTGCTAGAAGAGATGAAAGAAAGTCTGATACAGCAGGAGCCGTATTTGCTGATATAGAAAAAAGAGATCAAAAAAGAGCTAAAGATGATCTTATAAGAGAAGCTACGGTAGAACCTTACCGAGATACACCTTACTTTGACACACCCCCGATTCCTGCTGCTGTTAAAGCAGAAATGGTAAATAAAAATGATTATCAAAAAGATGTATTTAAAAATGAAGGGGGTATGGAAAATACTACAATTTATGAAGATATAACAAATCAAGGTATTAATAAAGGTAGAGCTATTGGTCCCGGTATTCAAATAGAGAAAGACAACCAACCAAATATACAAAATATTAATGCTTTAAGAGAAGCAACACAAATAGTATCTGGAGGTCAGAAAGAGTTTAATTTACAAGGTGTATTACAGGGAGAACCACTTGATCCAGAAGTAATTAAAGAAGCTTTTAATATTATCTCTACTAGACATTATGATAAAGCAGTCGAAGCAGTTAATAAAAATGATTTGCCAGCCGAAGTTATAGAAATTGCAGCTAAAAAAGCACTTGGAGAACTTAATTATATGACAGGTGATCTTTTTACAGCAATGCCAGCAGCAGCCAAAGCTTTAGCCGAAGGAGATTTTACTACAGCAATATATGAATTACAAACAAATGCACGAGGAGATGGTCCCTCTTTATTATCTGTACAGGTTCCCGGTCGTCTTCAAAGTATTATAGGAAAATTAAAAGAAGCTCAAGACAAATTTGGTAAAACAGATAAACCGTGGCCGGACCAAAGATTAAAAGGTGGAGGAGGAATAGATACGGCTCTTTCAACTTTAATAAAACGTGCTTTTGGTGGTCATACAGATCCTTCTAGATATAGACAAGCAGGGGGTCCAGTAGAAGAAAAATCTCTTACTTTACCACCCATACCAGATCCTTTACCACCCATACCAAAGCCAGAACCTGAAGAAGAAATCACAGGTTCACCCTTGGAAAAATACTTTAAAAGAAAAGAAAAACAACCTGTCAGAGAACCTAATACATATCTAATGGAACTTATGAATAGAATACGTCCCGGCAGAGAAGCTGAAGATCAGAAAAGAAGGTTAGGCTGGCAACCAAAAGAAATAGAGGAACCTGTTACTACACCACTTCCTCCTATTATGGATTGGGATAATCCAGATAGAGCCTTAGATGATTATCAGGATTTGTCTTATGAAGATGCCATGAAAAAATATGAGAGAGATGAGAAGTTATGGTATGATGAATATGGCAGGGATTATGGAGATCAAGGTTGGCAAGGAACTGATCATGCTGGGTGGCCCACAGGAAGACCCAGACGGCCTCCCATGAAATATGCAGACTTCAGAGAAAAATACTGGCAAGATGTATAAGGAAAATAAAATGCAAACAGAAACTCAAAAATGTTCTAATCCAGATTGTAAATGTGATCCTTGTACATGTACAGATTGTACAGAATATTGCAAGTGTACTCAAGAGGATAATACTTAATGGCAACAGAACGTAATCCTTTTGAACAAATACCCACAGGGGAAACAAATGTTGTTCCCATGCTACCTGAACCTATGCCTAATGAACCTACATTTGAAGTAGATCCTACAGATGGTGGAGTTATGGTAGACTTTGGAGAAGAACTTTCTGTCGAAATGGAAGCTTCAGAAGAAATTACAGAATGGTATGGAGATCTATCAGAAACACTGGAAGAAGAAGACCTAGCTTCTATAGCTACAGATGTTATAGATAATTTTAATGCAGACAAGGATTCCAGAGCCGAATGGGAATCCATGTTTGAACGAGGCTTTGATTTACTCGGATTAAAACTGGAGGAAGGGTCAGAACCTTTTGAAGGTGCTTGTACAGCCGTACATCCTTTATTAATAGAATCAGCCGTTAAGTTTCAGTCAAAGGCTTCACAGGAACTGTTCCCTTCCTCTGGACCAGTAAAGACAAATATACTGGGTAAGGCAACACCAGAAAAAGAACTACAGGCTAATCGGGTTCAGAACTTTATGAACTATCAGCTAACTGAGCAGATGCCTGAGTACTTTGACGAATTTGAAAGAATGTTATTCCATCTCCCCCTGATAGGATCGGCCTTTAAAAAGATCTATTATAACTCAACTTTGAAAAGACCCTCCTCAGAATTTATACCTATAGATCAATTTTATGTATCTTACTATGCAACTGATCTAAGAAATGCTGATAGATACACACATGTTATTTATAAGAGTCCTGTAGATCTGGCGCATGATATGGCGGCTGGTGTCTATAAAGATATAGAATTATCTACACCTTCTCAATCAGGTGTAACATCCTTTTCTGAAAAGATGGATACAATTATTGGACTATCTCCTTCTTTTGATAATGATCCACAATATGTTTTACTGGAACAACATTGTTATCTTGACATAGAAGATTCGGATATTGCCTTACCTTATATTGTAACAGTAGAAGAACAGTCAAAAACAGTTTTAAGTATTCGTAGAAACTATGAGCCGAATGATCCAAACAAAGAGAAACGAAGTCATTTCGTTCACTACAGGTTTGTACCGGGATTTGGTTTCTATGGATTGGGCCTTATACACTTCTTGGGTAATCTCACCATGAGCGCAACTGCCGCCATGCGTTCCCTCATTGATGCGGGACAGTTCGCCAATTTACCGGGAGGATTTAAGGCCAAGGGAGTAAGGATGGTTGGCGATAACGATCCTATAGCTCCCGGCGAGTTCAAGGAGGTTGAAGCAACTGGGATAGATTTATCTAGGGCTATTGTTCCCCTGCCCTATAAAGAGCCTTCCTCAACGCTCTACCAGATGTTACAATTCGTAGCTACTGCTGGTCAGAAGTTTGCGGATAGCACAGAACAGATTGTGTCTGATGCTGCCTCCTATGGACCCGTTGGAACAACAATGGCTTTACTAGAAGCTTCCAGTAAGTTTTTCACAGCCATACATAAACGATTACATAAATCTCAAAGGGATGAGTTCAGGATACTTGCCCAGATAGATCATGACTATCTACCTGATCAATATCCTTATGAAGTTCCCTTTGAAGATAGAAGTATTTTTAAACAGGACTTTGATGGTCGGGTTGATATAGTCCCTGTCTCTGATCCTAATATCCCTTCTAATGCCCATCGTATGATGTTGGCAAACATGGCCCTGCAAATGGCACAGCAATCCCCACCGGGAATGTTTAACCTAGAAGAACTGAATAGAACAATTCTTAATGCAGCTAACATGCCTAACCTAGAACAGATCTTACCACCCAAGATAGAACCACAACCCTTAGATCCTGTATCTGATATTATGGCAGCAACAAAAGGCATTCCTATAGCAGCCTTCCCCGGACAGAATCATGATGCCCATATACAGGTTAAAATGGCTTATATGCAAGATCCTAAGAATGGAGCTAATCCTATAATGGAGAAAATAGCTCCCATACTTCAGTCTAATGTACAAGAACATTCTGTTATGAAGTATCAGGAACAAATGAATGGTGTTACTCAGCAAATGCTTCAACAGGCACCTCCAGAACAGGCACAGCAACCTGCTGCTATTGAAATGGCTATGTCTCAAGCAGCACAAAAAGTTTTACAGGCTAACCAACAGCCACCTCAACCCTCACCAGAACAACAACTGGTACAACTTGAACAACAGAAAGTTCAGCTTCAACAACAGAAACTTCAATCAGATACAGCCGTACAAGCTGCTGAAATGGAACTCAAGAATAAGAAACTCGAACTTGAAGAGAATGACCAAATAATAGATATGCTGAAAGCTGGTTCTACTGATAGTTTTAAGAAAGAAAAGGCCGAGCTTGATAGAGAATCTAAGAAAGAAATTAAATCTATGGATATTCTTTCTAAACTTGGTATAGAAGAAGATAAGTTAGAAGCAGCTAATGAAAGAGAATTAATAAAGTTTCTAAAAGAAATGTTAAAAGATAGAGCCAAAGATGATAAAGATCTAGACATGGTTGGCTTAAATACACTGGCAAAACTTGCCTTAGAACAATTAAAGAAGGAGAAGATCAATGATGAAGAAGGGTAAAGGTTATCCAACACATTTATCAGGAAAATCTAAACAAACTTTTGGAGATCCAGCAAAGATATCAGAAGATAAATGGGGCAAACTCTCAAACAGGGGTGTCTTAAATGAATGGAAACCAAGTACTTCCTA